CTTAATCGCCCAAATAATTTTTTGATATGGTTCAACCCACACATTCAGAGGTTTCGGTGATTTTATAGATTTTCATTTATTACCTCTGGTTCTAAATAATTCCCTAAAATATAATTTTTATTTTCATTTTTAGGGTAACTTTCTATGGGGTAAGCTAATTTTGATAGCCACTCTTTTTTTAATTTCTTGTTTCTGGTTGCAAAGAAAACATATCTATGCTTAGATGTTCTGATTTTTCGTTTGCCATTTTGATTATCATTGTCATAGTGCCTACTATGTTTATTTCCTTCGGTATATTTGTCCGTCCTTTTTTTTGTGGCACCCGTATATAAAAAATTACAAGCCTGATAGATATACCCAGTATGATTCATTCCACTGTCTGCGTATGAAACTATAATCCAGTCATTATCAGAAACTCGTCTTAAACAAGCTCCAACAAACTGTGATAGTTGCTCATTCAAATCGTCAGCTCTACACAATCTGTTTAGCTCATATACATTATCAGCAAACTCACCCTTCATTATCCCCCTACACAAAGGAGGGCTTGCTGGTTTTCCAAAAGTACAAACAGCTTTTAATTCTCCACCCATGAACCAACCAAACGCTTGCGAAATAACAGGCTTTCTTCCAGAATAGTGTCGAGGCAATAAAAAGGCACAGGCTTCTTGATATGTTAAAGGCTTAATATCACCTTTCATCGTTTTATCCACGCTACAGGTTTCATTCATGGCTCTTCTCCTTAAGTTTGGCTTTATCCGCCATGGCCTTTTGGAAATATTTCTTTGCTCTCTGGCTTGCAACTTTCATCTCAAACCCAGAGGCGAAAAAGCCAAGAGTGCAAAGGGTGACGAGTCCGTCCGCGATTTCAGCGAACCCTTGAACAATCCCCCACATGTGCGATTGCCAGCTTGGGTGTTTCCATCTGTAAATCATTTGTTTTCCTTTCGACAATTCCTCTGTCATGTGTCACTCGCTACATCTGCTTGAACTAACTGCGGCACCGCTTACCTATGCGTTAGGCATCAACCATCTTCGTATGCACATGCACCGTGAAGCGCACAATGTCATCTCGTCGAATCATGGTTTCACCAGCGTCATAGCGCATCACAAACTCTGCGCTAGTTCGCCCGAAGAACCATTTGTAAAACTGCTTCCACGGCTCAATGCGCTCCGTTCCTTTCCAGTCATCAACAGCCCAAGAAAGCGTCGCGCCGTCTTTTGTTTTCACCGTGAGTTCGTTCTTTTTAACGACCCGCAGTTTCTTCGGTTCTTCGGGTTTCTTTTTCCAAAACATTCCAACCTCCATGCCTAACATTTGCGTCAACGCGGATGCTCCGCAAGCTCCGCACCCCTCAACTCTGCGTTGGGCCTCATACCAATTCGTCGTCGTTCGGTTCACCATCGGCGACGATCACGGCGTTGTACAGCCTCGGCTCCAGCAGGCGATCCATGAACGCTTCCAGCAGCTTGTCGTCGGCGCAGCCTAACGCCGCCTTCATCAGTTCAGCTTGGGCCTTCGCCCTAGTAATTCTCAGTGAGCTATACGCGCTCATGTCGTTATCCTTTCTGGCCGTATCAGGCCCAACCTGCCAGCGTCAAGGTAAATCTCCTTGCTGACTGTCTTCATCAATCTGTTCATAGGTCGCCACACGCATTGTCCCATCTGCTTCATACACAAGCGTCGGCCTGTTCGCCATGCTCGATTGAATGCCAGCGTTGGCTACCAGTACCGTCTCAAGTATTGCCGCGCTGATGATGCAATCTATCGCCCGATCCACGGCTTCGCTGGTGATATTCTCTCCCCATCCGAATGCCGAGTTCAAAAGTCGCTTTGCTTCTGCCCTCTGAATGTCTGCCTGCTCTTGTGCCTTGCTCATGTCAAACCCCTTTCTCCGTAGTAACCAAACCCCTAACCCATCGTTCCAGCGGACGGGCCGCTCAACTTTGCGTTAGGCCCACCAGTCTCATAGTCCGGCTCATCCACAAAATACAAATTTCGTGGCTGTGGAGCTATGCCATCAAGTTCAGTATCAAGAGCAAAAACCGTACTGGCTCTGACTACATTCCCGTCAACTTCTGTCACATAGCTATCCCCTTCCATCCACACAAAAACAGGAAACCTCTCCCAGTGTTTCAGGTGTTCCGTAATCGCATCGTTTTTCTTCATTTTAATTTCCTTTCTTGACTGGCTAGCAGGCGAAGTTATCAAGCATCGATATAATGAAAAACCAGAATAGAAAATGAGTTGCAAATATTTTGAGAACAATCACAATATCGGTCGCCCATGCGTTCGCGTCCATCGTTTGCGGCCAAGGTTTACCGTCGTGCCCAATCGCATCGTTTTTCTTCATTTTTTCCTTAATCGCCCAAATAATTTTTTGATATGGTTCAACCCACACATTCAGAGGTTTCGGTGATTTTATAGATTTTCATTTATTACCTCTGGTTCTAAATAATTCCCTAAAATATAATTTTTA